CGAACCAGTCATGATTGTATCTGCTGACAAAGACTTTATTCAGCTACACAAATACGATAATGTACGTCAATATAGTCCAATGACTAAAAAGTTTATCCAAGATAAAAATCCTCGTACATATATTACTGAGCATATCTTTAAAGGAGATTCAAGTGATGGTGTACCTAACGTTCTTAGTCCTGATAATACTTTCGTTGATAGCATACGACAGTCTCCAGTAACTAAGAAAAAAATCGAGACATGGATGTCTGGCATTGAGAATCTTCAATCTGTAATGGATGAAGAAACTTATCGAAATTATTGCCGTAATAAAAAGCTGATTGATCTAGAAGAAATTCCAGATGATATAAAACAAAATATTATAAATACATATGAAGGAACTAAAACAGCACATAAAATGAAAGTATTAAATTTTCTTATTAAAAAGCGTTGTAAACAATTAATTGAATCAGTTGAGGAGTTTTATTAATGGCCGTGAATAAAATGCAAAATCTTACAATTCACGAGATTTTGAAAATGGTGGCAGCTAAAAATGCAAAGGCAGACAAAGTGCAAGTCTTAAAGGCTTACAATTGTCTTGCTCTGCGCGATGTATTGAAGGGTTCGTTTGACGATCAAATTCAATTCTTACTTCCTGAAGGTGAACCTCCTTATGAACCGGCTGATCCTAAATCGGTTCCATCTTCTCTGAATAAACAATCACGTAAGTTTCGATACTTCGCAGTTGGTGGACCTGGTGAACGAATGATGAAATCTAAAGTAGAAACTATGTACATTGGTCTACTTGAAGCTATTCATCCAGAAGACGCTAAACTAGTTATTGCAATGGTAAACAAGCAAATGACTGGTAAATATCGAGGTCTAACTAAAAACGTAATTAGCGAAGCTTTTCCAAATTTGCTTTCAAGTCAATAAACTTATAAATATCTTTATGAGATTAAAGAATAAAAACAATATGCTTTACATTCTCTGAACTACGGAGTTAGCAGTTTTCTGCTGGCTCTTTTTTTTCATTTCAACTGAGGAGGACTCTAAAATATCTAAAAAAACTCGGCCAAATCGAACTAAGGAGATATTTAAGATGTATGGTTCACAACTAGAAAGATTGAAAAGAGATTCAAGAGAGCTCAAAACTTATATTAGAAAAATAGAATCAAAAGGTGATAGAACATTATTGTTTAAGCTTCAGAAGAAGCACGAATATTTAGAAAGCCGGATTGGTGATATTCAGGAGGAACTTTTAGCAAGTTAGGTAAAAATAACTGTTTACAACCTCTCACAATTGTGGTATAATATACTTATAATTGTGAGAGGATATACATTATGAATCTATTTTATTTACACCCAGATCCCGTCATAGCTGCTCAGTTACAATGCGACAAACACGTCGTCAAGATGATTGTCGAGTCAGCCCAAATGCTTAGTACTTCGCATCGTATTCTTGATGGTGCTATGGAAAAACGCTTGTCCAAATCTGGTAAGCGACTCGTAAAATATTGGAAACACGAAGATTTCGTGATGGAAGCAGTATTATATAAAGCGGTGCATATGGGTCATCCATGTACAGTATGGACTATGGAATCAGATGCAAATTATCAATGGCACTACCAGCACTTCGTTGCGCTCTGCGATGAATATAAGTATAGATATGGTAAGGTACATCATACAGATACTATACTACGTGGAATGCTAAAAACTCTACCAAAAAATATACCTACAGGTGATATGACTCCAATTAAACTTGCGATGAAATCAAATCCTGAATGTATGTTTCCCGATGATCCAGTAAAATCATATCGTCTATACTACAAAACTAAGAAAGATCGTTTTAAAATGGTATGGACTAATCGTGAAACACCTGAATGGTTTTTAGAAGAACCAACTAAACAACAGGAAAGATACTATGATTATATGCTTCGTAGATATCGTGAAGAGGAAAATAAAATAAATGCCAAACTATAATTATTGCTGTCGAGAGTGCGATCACACGTTCGATGGAATATATACTATGGACGATCGAAAGATACCATTATCTGAACCTTGTCCTAATTGTGAAAAAACTGGTAACATCTATCAAGTAATTACTGCTCCAAGAATTGTCAGAGGCGTATCTACTCAAGGTATTAAAGTCGACGATGGTTTTAGAGAAGTAATTTCTAAAGTTAAATCAGCTCATAAAGTTAATAATATTAAGGATTATTAAATGGCATTGGCCCACAAGATCCGTCTCGAAGATATGATCGAGATTGAACCATTAACAGACAATCAACAAAAGGCATTCAAAGCTTATGAGAACGAAAACTCACTCGTCTTGGCCGGGTCAGCAGGAACTGGTAAAACATTTATGGCCTTATCCTTGGCTCTTGAAGATGTACTTGACCGAGAGACAAGATACGATAAAGTGGTTATCGTTAGATCTATCGTGCCGACCCGAGACATTGGTTACCTTCCAGGAAACGAAGAAGAAAAGAAAGATGCATATACTGGACCGTATAGATCTGCTTGTACTGAATTGTTCCAAGATCCTGAAGCGTGGGAAAAATTAAAAGCTCAAGGGCATATAGAATTTTTATCGACATCTTTTATTCGTGGTATTAATATCCATAACGCAGTTGTTATCATCGATGAGATGCAAAACTTAACGTTCCACGAATTAGATTCGGTAATTACCAGAATTGGTCGTAATTGCAAGTTCGTAATGTGTGGTGATTACTACCAATCTGATTTCGATAAAGAAAAGGATAGAACAGGTATTCTTAGATTTCTCGAAATCATTGAATCGCTTAATAACTTTATTGTTATTGAGTTTGGATGGGAAGATATTGTCCGGTCTGACTTTGTCCGTGACTATATCATGACTAAGGAAATGTTAGAAAGAGATGGCAAAATTTAGACGTTTTGACCCAAGAAATAAAAAAGCTAATTCGCACAAAAACAAGTCAAAAAATGGAATGAGCTTTAAGCGAATTAAGTTCATTGAGAAAAAAGTAGATTATGATGAAAAAACTATTCGAACACAAGGAGGTTGATCTTGGATATAAAGATCTTACTGCAGAAACTGGCCCAAATGGGCGAAAGTATCTTGCTCCCAACGGGGTTTCTTACCCTAGTGTTACTACAGTACTTAGTATATTAAGTGAAGAAGCAATTCAACGCTGGCGAGCTAGAGTCGGCGAAGAAGAAGCAAATAAAATATCTCACCGCGCTTCAACACGAGGCACTGCAGTTCACTCAATAATAGAAAAATATATCGACAACGAAGAAAACTTTACAGAAGGCTTTATGCCTAATATCATAGAAAGTTTTCAAGCAGTACAAGATATCTTAGACAAACGCATTGGTGGTGTGTATGCTCAAGAATGCGCATTGTATTCTGATCATCTAGGCCTTGCAGGTCGAGTTGATTGTGTTGCTGAGTTTGATGGTAAACTATCCATTGTCGATTTTAAAACTTCTCGTAAAACAAAAAAGAAAGAATGGATTGAAGGTTACTTTATCCAAGAATCTGCCTACGCTATTATGTGGGAAGAAAGAACAGGTATGCCTATTACTCAATTAGTTACAATCATATCTGTAGACAATGAAGATCCACAAGTCTTTATTGAACATAGAGACAACTGGACTAGTAAATTATTGGAGACAATCAATGAGTACAAGAGGCGCAAAATCTTTGGCAACTAGGGCTCATCAACAGATTGAAATTTGTTGTCAAACTCTATGCGATAAAGAAGTTGTTCAGGAATATATTAAAGAACTAGAAGATGAAGTTCAAAAACTTGAACGTGCAAACAAATTTTATGAAAAGCTACACAACAAGCTAATGCATGAATACCCAGAAAAGTCTGGTAGGTTTTTCATATGTGGAGGCATTGGAGCTCAAGACATCTTTGGTGTTCCTGATAGAATTATGATCTGTCCTCAATATGGTTCAGATGGATTCTATGTTTTTAAAAAAGAGCGTGAACTTAGCTCACCAGAATATTAAGAAGGAATAAATTATGGCTACAAAATTTGCAATTGGAACTGGCTCATCATATGGTACTACTAATAACAAAAAGACGTCAATTGGTAGAAAGAACGTGAAAATGGCTTCTATGAATAAGTCTAAAAAGCGGGGATTCAAGAAGTATCGAGGCCAAGGATAATTAAAGAAATTAATCATAAGACCCATATCCATATAAAAAAATAATAAAAAAAGTGCACTTTTTTGTAAAAAAATGCATTTTAGGGGTTTACATTCTCTCCAGATGTTGTATAATATAACTATAAATTGATGGAGAGAATGATTATGAAAACACAAATTGAAACCCTTGTTAAAGCTATCGGTAACGACTTCGCTTACTGGACTGGCAAAAGCCGCTACGGCGATGATGATTTTAAATCAGAGCGTGTCAAAGAATTCTGTGAAGGAATCATTGTTGAAGAAGGTCGTAAATACATTAGGATCTTAAAAGACAACGGTGGCTGTGTCTGGGGATTTGTTGTCAAAGAAGACACTAAAAAGTTTCGTAAAGGTGATATTTTGAAAGCAGCTAGTTATAAAGCTCCTGCGACTAACAAAGCTCGCGGTAATATCATTGATGGTGGCTATACCATTCGTTGGACTGGCCCCGAGTATCTTATATAATGAAAGGAGAGAGAATGTATACGAATAATCAAAAAACAATCCTAGTCGACGCAGACGGTGTTCTGCTTGACTGGGTTTATTCTTTCCGTGCTTGGATGGACCGGCACGGATATAAAATCAAAGACTATGATGCTTATCGAATGGATGAGGCATATGGTCTAGATCGTGCTGAAGGCAAAAAGCTTTGCCGAATGTTTAATGAATCAGCAACTATTCGAAAGCTTCCACCACTACGGGATGCTATCAAATATGTCAAAAAGTTACATGAAGAACATGGTTTTGTTTTTCGAGTAATTAGTTCTTTAAGTGAAGATCAATATGCTCAACACTTACGAATCAAAAACCTACGTGAACTTTTTGGTGATACTGTCTTTGAAAGTTATGTCTTCTTAGATACTGGTGCTGATAAAGATGACGCCCTTGAACCTTACCGAGACAGTGGTTGTTGGTGGGTTGAAGATAAAGCTGAAAATGCTAACTTAGGTTATGACCTTGGTCTTGATTCTTTGTTGATGGCACACGATCACAATGAAGGTTATGAAGGTCCAGTTAGAAAAGTAAATAACTGGAAAGAAATCTATGAAATCATAACTGGAGAATAATATGGGTGATTATATTGCTGCGCGTATGGCGCAGGTTTTTATTGTTACAGTTTTTTTCATGGGTGTCATAGCTTTCATTCAAGACTTTATTTTATGATAAATATACATATGGTGTTTAGGTAAGGTATAAATATGCGTATAACGATTACAAAAATGGCTCAAGATCTTTTAGATCGTATTGTAGATTATGAAGAAGATCCAGAGCCACAATACGAACCAGAATTGGAATCATTAGCACGTATGCAAAGACAAGGAATTAAGTCCTCGTTGAACATACTAATTAAAGGGGAATATTTAGATAATCCCTTAGAAGGTGGTTAAATGAGCGACATATTTGACTTTGGCTTTACTGCCGTAGACGAGGCTGAATTAGAAGCCGTACAAAAAGCACAGACTGTAGCTAATGAAGTTGCATCTGATGCTAGTAATCTAGAAGAAAGGTTGAATGGTTTATATAACGCTATTCTTCCCTTGCTTTCTAATCTGAAAGCTAATCCAGAAAAAGACTATATCTATTGGCCTAATCGGGTTGAAAAGGTAGAAGCTTTTGAAGACCATATATCCAAATTTATAAAGGACTAATACATGAGTTTTGACTTTAATTTCACAAAAGAACATTTGCAAGAAATCATCTCAGCGGATGCTGACGATTGGTATGATGCACTATGCGAACTATTACCGAAGTATGGTATTACAACAGAGCGCAGAGTAGCACACTTTTTGAGCCAATGCGCTCATGAATCTGCTGGTTTTAAACGACTAGAAGAAAATCTAAACTATTCTGCAAAAGCACTTCGTGCTGTCTTTGGTCGTTACTTTGGTGAACCACCTAAAGCTGATGCAGATGAATATGCTCGCAATCCTGAAATGATTGCGAATCGTGTTTATAACGACGAGTTCCGTAAATACAAAATGGGTAATGTCGAAGAAGGTGATGGTTGGCGATTCCGTGGTCGTGGTCTTAAGCAACTAACAGGCCGTGATAACTATACCCGGTTTGGTGCTACTATTGACATGACTGCTGAAGAAGCTGCAGAATATGTTGCAACACCAGCTGGTGCTATTGAGTCTGCATGTTGGTTCTGGGGTGCAAACAATCTAAATGAAATCGCAGATACTGATGATGTAAAGCGTATGACCAAAAAGATCAATGGTGGTTCCATTGGTTTAGATGATCGTAAACAGCGTTACATGAACGCGATGAAAGTTCTTGGTATGGATGCTGAAGATTTAGTAGCTGATGATGACGATATTGAAGAAATTTTAGATGACATCGGAGTACTTCGCAAAGGTTGCAAAGGCGAAGGTGTGAAAATCATG